TAGCTGCAGTGTACTGTTACTGAGCTAAACGCCAATTGGGGTCCAAGACCTGGGCCCTAGGAGTGATGCCTATGGCACTTGCCGATCCTCAATCTATCACCATTAATGCGGTGACCACGCCCCTACCGAGAACTTTTTCGGAGGGAAGCGAGTCAGCGTACACTAGTGCTGACGGATTGTGGAAGCTGTCGGTCAACCATAACCTGGTAAAACAGGGGCGGACCCGACACCTTCTGAGGTTCGACCACGCGAAGGTCACTCCGGATCCGTTCGTTCCCTCGCAGAACGTGAAGGTCGGTTCGGCCATTTACATGGTCGTCGACGTTCCGCCTGCTGGGTATACGAACGCGGAGTTGATGCAGGTTTTCACGGGGTTTAATACCCTGTGTACCGCATCGACCAATGCGCTCATCGCTAAGTTGATTGGCGGTGAGTCGTAGCGAGTACGGTGCTGAGGATGTAATGTCCCAGTACCGTGGCCGCAACTCGGCCAGCAGCAATGACTTTGGCATTACGATCAGTGTCAGCTATAAAACGCTGGTGTTGATCTTTGCTATGTTCAAAGTTGCTGAACGAGTGATAGACGTGCTTTTCAACTGGCTTGGGTGATTGTATGGGCTGTGATGCCCTCACCCTTGCCGGATGGAGTGCGTTAGGCTTGGAGGTTTAATTACCTCCAGCTCCCGTGGTTCGAGTGCCCCCGCGGTTATCAATCGCGGAGCTAGGATGCCGGCTTTGCCGGTGTCCCTGCACTCGTAGCTCGTGACCGTAGGCTACGGATTCGATTGCCTTCTCATGAGAGGAGGTTCGATGAAAAGCCTAATGTCACTCTGGTCTCAGCTGGCGGAGGAATCCGCCAGCATATGCTGCACTAGCGCCAGCCGCGACATTAATACCGTCGCGGTTCGTGTCGAACATGAGGGGTTTTCGTTTTTGACGATTACCCTACCGAGCCTTGGAAAAGCTGTCCAAAAATGGCTTGACCAAGGTGAGGTGACTATCCACCCGTCGTTCCGTAAGGATAGACGGGGAAGGCTCCCCCTGTTTCTAGGAGGTTTCTTCAGTCGTGTGTTCGACAGCAGTAGTGGCTTGTTGCTCGACAATCCGTGTACGGATTCGATACGTGCCTTGCGTCAGCTAACGCTGATGTTTGGCAAGATCGAGCTCGAGTGCTCATCGGCACGAAAGCTAAAATCCGTCATTGGATATGTCGAGTGTGAGCAGGAAGTCCGTTTGTTCGACCGCGAACTCAACGAGAGAGATCTTGCTGAGTTCGTTTCTGTATCGAACATGTTGTTCGGAGGTATTTTCACCAAGGTTGATAGAGATATCTACCATGGGGTATATTCTCCTAAACACGGCCCAGGATCTACCGCTGATGGACTCAAGGGAAACCAAAAGTTCAATCAGTCGGTCTGGACCGAACGTCTCGAATACTCCGGCTTTGCTGCCGGCGAGAACCTCCTCCCGAGCTGGCGTTTTTATGACCAGCTCGCTGGAGTTGACTTCCTCGAACCTGGCGCGGAGGTGCCTGTTAAGGTTACCCTCGTGCCTAAGACGCTCAAGAACCCTCGAGTAATTGCGATGGAACCTACCTGCATGCAATATATGCAGCAGGCGGTTCTGGAACGGTTGCTCGTATACCTCGACAATGATGACTTCTTGTCGAGGGTTATCGGTTTCGACGACCAGACTCCTAACCAGGAGTTCGCTCGTATCGGTTCGGCTGATAACCGAACTGCTACACTCGATTTGAGTGACGCATCCGATAGGGTATCTAATCAGCTTGTCCGTGCTATGACGCAACGATGGCCTCATTTGTCAGGGGCTGTCGATGCGACAAGATCACGACGGGCTGAGCTTCCCAATGGCGAAGTAATTCGCCTTGCGAAGTTTGCGTCGATGGGTTCAGCACTTTGCTTTCCGTTTGAAGCAATGGTCTTCACGACATTGATCTTCCTCGGCATTCAAAGATCGCTCAACACGTCACTAACCAGATCAGCTATGAATAATGACTGGTCTGGCAGGGTGCGCGTCTTTGGTGACGATCTAATTGTCCCCAAGGATCACGTGCATTCCGTTGTCAACGTGCTCGAACATTTCGGTGCTCGAGTAGGGGTTGACAAGAGTTTCTGGACTGGAAAGTTCAGAGAATCTTGTGGTCGGGAGTACTTTAATGGGCACGATGTTAGTATAACTCGTGTCCGGCAAGCGTTTCCGACACAACGGCAAGACGCTAAGGAGGTCATCTCACTTGTCTCATTCCGGAACCAACTCTATATGAGTGGTTACTGGAAGACGGTGAGCTGGCTCGATGGAATACTAGAGAAGCTATTGACACACTTCCCTACCATCGGACCAAAGTCCTCTTTGCTGGGCAGGGTGAGTTTTTTGGCTGAGAATGCGAAAGCCTTCTCGGCTGCGAGACTTCACCCACGTCTCCAAAGCCCCGTCGTTAAGGGCTTTGTAGTGGAGGCCAAACCCCCCAAGGACTTCCTTGATGGGACTGGTGCCCTTCTCAAGTGTTTGCTTAAGTTGGACTCGGACGGTAGTTTAAGGCATTCAATTGCCTGCCGTCCTTCCAGCATTCCCATGGATGGCCTTGCGGCCGTTCCGGGAGCCCTTCGGGAGAGATCCCCTAGGGTTCTAGGTAAACACCTGGAACGTTTTGGGCGTCCCAAGTCGCTTAGCATAAAACTTGGGTGGAGATCGCCCCTCTAGGGGGATGATCGAGATCAGGCATCGCCTGACCTTGAGGGAGAGTCCGAAGCTCCCATCTAGCCGG